CGAGAGTTACAGGTTCCCTAAACACAGAAGCAGGAAGCAAGTATCAAATCTATCACAATACATATTCTTCAGCCGTGCAACACGCAGTATCACAAGCAGAAAAGCAGGGTTATGAAGTTGACATGGATGATTATGATAGAAAAGTTGCTCTTGGACCTAAGAAACCATCTTCAGGTAAAACGAACTCTTTTTCAATCAAATTGAAGAAGAATGGTAAAGAGCAAAAGAAAGCCCTTCAAATGCAAATTTATAACATGGACAACAAGAAGTATGAGTTGAACATGTATATTGAAGGTGTTGAATTTAATGTTATCAAAGAAGAAACAGTTCTAAACACTATCAAAGGTATCGTAAAGAGCAAGGGTGCAAACTCTGTTAAGTTCGATGACGGTAAAACTGTGAAAGTGGATATGCAAACTGCTAATGTTCTTCTCAAAGTTTACGATGCGCTAAACAGCCAGAATAAAGAAAAAGTCGAAAAGATGATGCAGAAAGATAAAGCGTCATTTATGAAACTAATCGACTTTGCATGGAAACAGGTTAAGTAATGTCTGAAGTCGCAAAGAGAATTGTCGAAGAATTAGTCAATGGAGACCCAGAAAGTCTTCGTTCGGCAATTGTTGATGCACTAAATAGTAGAAGAGAGATTTTAGTTAACAGTTATAAAACTGTATTTGCAGAAGAAATACTCTTTGAAGAAGATGATGAAGACCTTGATGAAGCCGATGGACCAAGACTAAAGCGAGTTAACAGAATTCGTGGTGGTGTAGTTCAGAGGCGTAAAGTTGTAACTCGTAAGGCTGGTTACAAAGTTCAGAACGGTCGTGTTGTCAGAATGTCTGCCATCGAAAGAAAGCGTAGACAAATGGCACAAAGAAAAGCGGCTCGTAAGCGCAAGGGAACTATGACAAGAGCATTACGAAAGAGAACAAGGTCTTTGAAAATTAGAAAGTCAAGGGGACTATAATGAAACTTATAGCAGAACACGTTGAAGATGTTCAATACATCGTGGAAGAAAAAGAAGGCGGAAAGAAAAACGTCTTCATTGAAGGCATCTTCTTACAAGGAAATATTAAGAACAGAAACGGTCGAGTTTATCCCGTTGAAGTTCTAGCAAAAGAAGTTAAGCGATACACTGACGAATATATTTCTCAGAGTAGAGCGTTCGGTGAGTTAGGTCATCCAGAAGGTCCAACTATTAACTTGGACCGTGTATCACACATGGTAACAGAACTAAGACAAGACGGTGAAAATTTCATCGGTAAAGCAAAAATCACTGATACACCTATGGGTCGTATCGTCAAAGAGATTATTGCTGAAGGTGGTCGTCTTGGCGTAAGTTCTCGTGGCATGGGTAGCCTAAAGCAGTCCGGTGGCGCTTCAGTAGTGCAATCCGACTTTTATCTTGCAACAGCCGCAGATATTGTGGCTGACCCATCTGCCCCACAAGCATTTGTCAACGGAATAATGGAAGGCAAAGAATGGGTGTGGGACAATGGTCTCTTGAAGGAGAAAACTATTGAAGAGACACGCATGGAAATCGAAGCCGCGGCAAGACGCAAATCTTTGACCGAGCAAGAACAGTTGCGTATCTTCTCCAACTTCTTATCAAAGATAAGAAACGTATAAATAGTTAATAATGAAATATAAACTTTACCCTAAGGAGCAAACAATGGCACTAGATAAGTTCAAAGAACATATCGCTCAGGACGAAGAGGTAAAATCTGAAGAAGTTGTGGCAGAAGAAACAACTACCGAAGAAGAATTTGACCAAATCGTAGCCTCAGAAGAGGCTGTTGCCGAAGCGAAAAAAGCAACCAAAGAATCCGAAGAAATGGATTCTGAGGACGAAAAAGAAATGGAAGAATCCAAGAAAGCCGCTAAAGAGTCCGAAGAAATGGACGATGAAGAAGGCGAAGAAATGGAAGAAGCCAAATCTGTAAAAACAGAATCGGACGATGGCGACATGGACGATGAAGAGGAAATGGACGAAACTGCGAATATGACCAAATCAGAAATCCTTGCCGCATCTTGGAAGATGCTAAAGAACTCAAACAAAGAAAACCTTTCTGCTGGCTACAAAGCACTCAAAGCATCATTTGATGTTGTAGTTGATGGCGAAGACGAGGCTGAAAAATCTGTTAAAGAACAGACTAACGAAGACGTTGAGGCAATGTTCTCTGGTCAAGAACTCTCTGAAGAGTTTAAGACTAAAGCAACCACAATCTTCGAAGCCGCAATCAACGCTAAAGCCGCTGAAGCAATTGCTGAAGTTGAGAAAGCAAAAGAAATCGCTATTGCTGAAGGCGTAGAAAAAGTTAAAGAAGAGTTGACTGAAAAAGTTGACACTTACCTTGACTACGTTGTAGAGCAATGGATGAAAGATAACGAAATCGCTATCGAAAAAGGTCTTAAGGCTGAACTAGTCGAAGACTTCCTTGGCGGTCTCAAAAACCTATTCATGGAACATTATATTGACGTTCCTGAAGAGAAAGTTGATGTTCTTGAGGAACAAGCAACTGAAATTGAACAACTCAAGGCTAAACTAAATGAGCAAATCGAAGCCGCAGTTGAGCAGAAACAAGTCCTAGACACTTTCGTTGCAAGAGAAATCTTGGCAAGCGTAAGCGAAGGTCTTGCTGACACTGAAGCAGAGAAAGTTGCTAAACTAGCAGAAGGCGTTGAGTTTGTTGATGCTGACCAGTATCGTGAGAAGTTAGAAACTATCAAGGAATCATATTTCCCTAAAGTTAAGGCTACTGGCGGAAACCCCGAAGATAGTGTCTCAGAGGTGCAACAAATGCCTTCTGGAGACATGGCTGCCTATACATTGGCACTATCACGGATGAAAAAGTAATTCGTTATAAATAATAGTGTCTAATGACATGAAGGCTATATTAATTAATAAACCACTTCAAAAGTATAAGGAGATGCAAAATGTATCTATCTGAAGAACTTCAGAAGAAGTGGCAGCCACTAATGGAGGCGGAAGGTGCTACACCTATCGCTGACCCATATCGTAAGGCTGTTACCGCTGTTCTGTTGGAAAACCAAGAAAAAGCCCTCCGCGAAGAGCGTCATGCTCTATCGGAGACACCTCTAAACGCTACTGGCAACGTTCAGAATTATGACCCAGTCCTAATTTCTCTAGTTCGCCGTGCTATGCCACAACTCATCGCTTATGATGTTGCTGGTGTTCAACCTATGTCTGGTCCTACTGGTCTTGTGTTCGCAATGCGTGCCAAGAACGGTTCAGGCAACGAAGTATTCTACGATGAAGCAGATACCGGTTTCTCTGGTACTGGTACTCCTCGTGGTACTGACCCTGCTGTTGCTGACCCAGATGCAGCCGCTCCTGGCGGTTACACAACTGGTGCAGGCATGTCAACTGCCTCTGCTGAAGACCTCGGCGATGGCACTACTTTCAACGAAATGCAATTCTCAGTAGAGAAGATTGCCGTAACTGCACAAAGCCGCGCTTTGAAAGCAGAATACACAATCGAACTTGCACAAGACTTGAAAGCAGTTCACGGACTTGACGCTGAAACAGAATTGGCAAACATCTTGTCTGCTGAAATTCTTGCTGAAATCAACCGTGAAGTTATGCGCACAATCTACCGTGTTGCTAAAGCCGGTGGTTCAGGTGCTGACGGTTCTTTCGACCTTGCAAACGATGCAGACGGTCGTTGGTCAGTTGAGCGTTACAAGGGTCTAATGTTCCAAATCGAACGTGACGCTAACAAGATTGCTCGTGAAACCCGTCGTGGTAAAGGCAACTTCATCATCTGTTCTTCAGATGTTGCTTCTGCCCTAGCAATGACTGGCTTGCTTTCTTATGAGCCACAAATGTCAACTGGTTTGACTGTAGACGAAACTGGCAACACATTTGCTGGTATCCTAAACGGTCGTTACAAAGTTTACATCGACCCATATGCTGGCACAGACTTCTATGTTGTTGGTTACAAAGGTACCAACGCATACGATGCTGGTATTTTCTACTGCCCATACGTTCCTCTACAAATGGTTCGTGCGGTTGGCGAGAATACATTCCAGCCTAAGATTGGCTTCAAAACACGCTACGGCATGGTTGCGAACCCATTCGCTGAAGGTACCGCAGTTGGTGCAGGCGCTCTTACTAAGCGTGCCAACACTTACTACCGTATCGCTTCTGTATCTAACATCCTATAATAATAAGAAGTTAGAAGTAAAGCACTTGGGAGAGCCTTCGGGCTCTCCCTTTTTTATGTTTATAAATAAAGTTGTAGATGCTAATAGGAGATTATGAATGGCAGACGCAGTTCAAAATTTGAATAAACTGTATCCATCAAATTTCAGGTTTGATTTGACACGGTGTCCAGTTTTCGCAAGTAACGTTCAGACAGTAACGATACCATCTTTGACTTTGGGCGAAAGCCAATTGCCAACTCCTTTGGTTGATGTTCCTGTTCCAGGTGACAAGATTGTTTATGGTGAACTCACATGTGACTTTATTATTGACGAAGAAATTCGTGGATGGATGGAAGTTCACAATTGGATGAGAAGTGCTGGCTACCCAGAAAGCACTGACGAATATGAGAAGATGGTCTACTCAGACGCAACCATCACTATTCTTTCAAACACAAGCAACCCGATTATTCGTGTTAGTTTGTATGATTGTTACCCAACATCTTTGGGTGAAATCAGTTTCAACTCTCAGGCTTCAAGCGAGACAGTTATCTCAACTGCAAGTTTCCGCTTTAGAAGTTATGACGTTACACCAATTTCAAGTATGGTTGATGGTTATGAAACTATCAACAAAACAATCCCACTTACCTCTTGACAGGACTGATAAAACCTGATATACTGATTATTAATTGTGTAATTTGAACATGAGGCGTGGCGAATGAAACTTGAAGAAATGCAAGATTTGTGGACAGAAGACTGTAACTGGAAAGATGACCTTCTTGACGAAGAGTTACTTAAAATCCCACAACTACATACTAAGTATTATAAGATATTCTCCAGAGAGAGATTACTTCTTGTGAAACTTAAAAACGATTTGAAAATTCTTACTTCAGACAAGTGGGAATACTATCTTGGTGATATGGCAAGAGAGGACCTCGAAGAGCGTGGTTGGGAACCATTCTTAAAGAAAGTTCTCAAAGCAGATATACCAAGATATATAGAAGCAGATAGAGACATTATTGACTTAAACATCAAAATCTCCTATCAACAAGAGAAGGTAGACTTTTTGGACAGTTGTATTAAAAGTCTCACGGCTAGAGGCTATAACATAAAAGGCGCTATTGAGTGGCGCAAATTTACAAATATGAACGGAGCATTTTAAGATGTATTTGAAAAACCCATGTTTTATTCTGAATGAGCAAGCAGGCATGCCTGACCACGCTCTGGAACGTATTAAAAAATACGTTGAAAACGTTAAACTTCAACCAGCAGAGACTATCAAAAAGTCTGGTGCAGGTGCACCACCTCGTGAGAGCGGTGTATCATTCTTGGAGTTTTCTCGTGACCTACAGTTCTTCTATGAGAACGTAGATAAACTAGTCAAACGTGCAAACCATCTTGCAGGTTGGGACTTTGAGTATACCTACATTGAACCTGTTCAATACACGGTATATGGCAAAGGTCAATACTACGATTGGCATATGGACGCAGGTTCAACTGGCGCACAG